TCTGTTCCATAAGGCTCTTTCGTTGTGACTGTCTTCAATCAGTATTTGATACACCAAGGTTCTGATCTCTTGGCTCACGGCATGACCCAGGTCATCAGGGTCCATCATCCGTTGGAGCAAATCAGTCTTCATGCGGCACTGGCGTCTGGACTTCTCCAGTTCAGCGTTGAGGTACAGGATGTGGGCCTTTAGCGTTTGGCGCTCACTGCTTTGAAAAGATGTCATATCGTCCCCATCAGTGCTATCAGAACAGCGTCAGCGCGTCCATCGTCCTTCACTCTGGCAAAGAGATGCGCCTCCCGAGGAAACAGCTCCATGACCCGCTGGCGTGAACCGTCCTTGCCCTTTGCGGCACCTGACAACTTCTGCCAGGCTTGCGGAGTTGTGAAGGTGACAGGTATCTGCTTGGCAGCAAGCACTCCCTCAATGATTCCAACTGACCTGCCAAAGCTGAACATGGAAGAGACACCCTGACCAGGCATGGCGCCGACCTTCTCGACAATGGCCTTGTGCGGTGAGAGCTGCTGCATCAACAGCGAAAGTCCAGCGGGACAGACTTGGCGTTTCTGCGCCTTGTTGCGCTCCACGGTGACTGTTGGCATATCGTGTACTGACACCAGCACCCCGCAGACCAGGAGAGCAATGGCGCCTGATGCGCCTGGGTCAATGCCAATGATGCGGGAAAAGGAGGAGGTGGACGCTTGGCCCACCCCCGAAACAGGCAACTGCATAGCCTGTGTCGATTGTAAATTGCTCATGCAAGCTCAGGCCAAATCTTGGACCAGTTGCCCTGGCACAGCATCTGCCGGGTGACTGTCCCGCCAGATGCAGCCTCCACTCGGATGGCCTCTGCTGGACTCATGTCCCGCCTACCACTGAGGCACTGATAGAGCCATTGTTCGTTGAGGCCAACCGTCTGAGCGAGTTCTTGGCGCTGTTGCGCTGTGAGTTTGTTTTCCATGCCGAAGAGTCTAGCAGACTGCTATAGCGGGATTGCAAGCAATTTGGCTAGGTGTTTACCCTTAAGGGTTTTCAGTTGAAATATTTTTGCTTGAGTGCTTGACAGGTACTAGCAGGATGCTAGACTCCTACTCAAGCCCTCGCACTGTGCATAGGGTCTTAACCAAGGAAAACATCATGACAACTGCAACACCAAATCGCAATCTGACCATGTACGGCGTAGCCGACATTGCGGAATACATCCAACAGGTCAAGCAATCCATGACCTACAAATTCTCTGGCGGCAACATGGTTGTTGCTGGCTTGTTGTCAGATGCCCAAGAATTGAGGCTTTACGATGACCCAGAACGCGCCCGTCAAACCCTCAACATTGCCAAAGCAATTCTGTTTGCCATCATGGATGGTGAACTGGTCGGCACTGTTGAGCGTAAGTAATCAACCCAGGGGCTTAGGCCCCAGAAAGGACAACATCATGAACATTCAATACACAGCATCAGTTTTTACAGCAGCTGGCTGGAGATCAATCAAAGTTACAGCCACTGCTGAACAGGTTAGCCCTGGCATGGCCCAGGTCATTGAGGTGATTGAAATTGATGGGCGTGAGCCTGTCGGTTACACCAGCCGCACCGGGGCCAAGCGCCAGCAGTACCATGCCGCTGGCATTGCAAGCCGCGAGGTTGGCGCAAAGAAACGCATCAGTTCCTGCAAAGTGCTGGAGGCAGCATGAGCGCCCCTGTCTGGACATCTGGCTACAAGCCTACAAAGGAAGACCTGAAGGGTCTGTGCAACCACCGCTTTGAGACTGCTGGCGGTCTGGTGTTGGACTGCTATCTGGCTTTTGAAAAAGAAGAACGCGCCACCTTTGATGACCCTGGCTGCGCTGCTGCCTTTGAGTTGATCTGGGCCTTGGTCGAAGGCGTTGACATCAGCGAGGTGCTGGGCGATCTGGCTGAAACGATTGAGGAAGAGGCACTGAGCGATCTGGAAGACCAGATTCAAGACGCTGCACTTGAGCGAGGTGCAGCATGAACTGGGTCGCTGCAGCACTCATCGCTCTGGTGATGTCGGCGGCTTACCTGCTCGACGGTCCCTCTGAGCATGAGGCGCGGGTGGACACTGTGGAGGAGAAAATTCAACGGTTGTGCGGAGAAAACGCTGGCTGGAAGATGTTGGAGGATGGCTCAGTGCAGTGCTACACGCACAGGGGACTCAAAACTAGAAAGGTGATATTGTGAACAATGATGATGATTACACGCTCATTGATGAGGTGGTGCATTACGGCACCATTATCTTCTTGGTCTTGATGACAATTACGTTTTTGGGCGTGATAGCTGGATTCTTGTGGGGGATGTTATGAGCCGCTTACTACACGCTGCCGCCCGTGGTGCGAGGATTCAGTACAAGTCGCCCATAGATCGCAACTGGAAGGCGAGTGCATTTCGCCTATGGCCCAGTCTGCATGATTGCAAAACCGCCGATAGTCTCTACCGAATCCACCTGGATGACGCCCACTTGCAGTACGGCCCGATCAGCACGGCGCTGCGGGAGATGACTTTTGATGCCACTTTGTGTAAGTTTAGTTGGGAATGGTCTATTGCAAGTAGCGCCACTTGCGAATTTGCTGCGGGTATTGACGCAGCTACTTTAGCAGCAGACTACGATTTGTACTATCTATTTCTGGCCGAGTTTTTGGCTGATGAGGGGATGTAATGAATATGCATGAGTACAAGTCTATAAAAATGCCGGAACAATCCAAGTGGAAATGCTACCTGTTTGGCTGTGGCCTTGACGGACACGGCTTGATCTATCATCCGCAACGAGGCAAAGAGCCAAATGCTTTTGTGCGATGGATGATGAAAATTTGTCTTGGTTGCACGTGGTTTAAGGAGAAGAACAATGGGTGACTTAAGACAAGCCGCGCAGCAGGCGTTGGAGTTTCTTGAGGGTGGCAGCTTTGTTTACCCAACACAACTTGCCACCGCCCTGCGCGAAGCCTTGGCACAGCCAGAGCAGGAGCCTGTGGTATACGACAAAACAGAAATTAACTCCTTTGTGATTGATTTATACGACCTCAAAATGAAAGAGGGGAAGCATGGTCACTACGAAGCCCTGTTTCATTGCGTTCATCAAGCAATTGCAAGGGTCAACGCACCCGCATCACAGCCAGAGCAGGAGCCTGTAACGTGTCGCTTTTGCCACGATGCCAGAGGTTGCTGGACATGGCAGTGCTACAAATGTGGAGAGATTGACGATGTTCAAAAGCCAACCCCACCCGCACCACAGCGCCCGTGGCAGGGGCTGACGGATGATGAAGCTAATTTGCTTTGGGAAAACACAGACGACAGGGATAGCTGGGAGTTAATCAAGCGAGTAGAAGCCAAACTTAAGGAACTCAACAAATGACAATCACAGTACTCTCAAAACGCATCCGCGATACCTTGGCCCTGGCGCCTGATGGCATGACAGCCAGTGAGCTGGCGATTGCTCTCAGCGTTCCTAACTCGCAAATCAGCCGCAGCTTGGCGTTGATGCCTGACACCTACATTGACCGCTGGATTAAGACCAGGACGAAGTACGCTGGTGTGCATTGCCTGGCGTTTGTGCCAGAGGATTGCCCGTATCCCTAGCGGAGGAACTATGAAATTATCGCCAATCGTTAACACTGAAATCAAAATGACAGCCAAGATGTTGGAAGCACTTGGATTGCATGAAACTCGTTGTGTTGTTACTGGTGTTAAGTCAGTTACCAAAGAGTCAGTTGAAGCATTCTTGACAGAACGATATGGTGAGAAATTTGCAAATACTTTTGATCCTGCGTATTTGTTCAATAGCCAAGACGTCTGAGCAATTCCTCATCAAGAATACCAGCGTAAGGATGCATTTGCATTGCCCTTAAATCTGATGCCCTTGGATTTAATGGGTCTGGTATACCCCTAGCTTTAACCACATCTGGAAGCAATTCAAAAATATTACGATCTTCAGTCAATGTTCCAATTCCGCGACCAGGTATTGCACTTGGATATGCGGGATGACCAGATTTTGTAATGATTGGCTTACCAGCAAAAATTTCACCTACGTTCATTACTCCACCTTCTTGAGAAGCCATTTGTGCTGGATCAGATACAGCTAATCTTGCACTTCCAATATTGAGTCCACCTTCATTTCTAAACCGTTTATCCATCATGGCTTTGATGGCTTTTCTAGTGGCATCTGGAACTTCTCTAAATTGATTTACGCTATCAGGGTTGGAAACTCCAACCCAATCAGGAATAAACTTTTTGATGGCTTTGTTTAACTGGTTTTTCTGTGTCTTACCCATTGCACTGTCAGCATAAGCCAACATTGTTTCACCAGTCATTTGAGCAAAATCCCCTCCAGTTGGTGCCATGCGATAAGGCAAATACAGTGGATTTTGACCAGTAGCACTTTTTACTTCTTCCGCATATTTCATTAAGGCTTTAGCTGGTCTTTCACCACTAGCCCAAACGCTCCCAGGATTGTTGAACATGAAATCTTGACCACCAAGCAAACCAACTTGACGATTAAAAATTACGTCATCAATTCCAAGCAAATTACCACCAGCCGCTGTCCTATCAGCCATGCTTGTGATAAATGGTCTGCCTTCAAAATCAACAAGCGACACTTTTGGTGCATTCGTTGCACCAGGATTCAATTGAATGTCCCGAACCATTGATTGCATCCTAGATTGCTCTTGCACCCGAGGATCGTATCTAGGATCAAATGCACCAATGCCACTTCTTCCGCTTGGTGGTAAGGCATTTGACCTACTTCCTTGCGCCATGCCTTGCAGCATCTCAGCGCCCATGCCACCACGCTCCATGATTCTTGGTACTGCACGTTCCGCAAACCGTTCCCCAGCCCTGCCTGCTGCCATAGCCGCGGCTTGAGCAGGTCGAGCCAGTGGTGCTATCTGGGCTGCAGTGCCAACGGGAAACCCGATTTGAGCGCCTGACCTGACCCTGGCGGTATTGGGGTCCAGGACGCTCCCAGCCATCTCGTCTGGTGCCATGCCCAGCAGTCCACCTAGGCCACCATAGATTTCGGGATACTGCTGGCGCAGGTAAGGCTCTGATGGACCCTGTAGTTGCCGAACATCAGCAAGCAATTTTGGCTTGCGCTTCTTTAGAAACTCCAGGTCATCCAGCAGCCCCATGATGCGCTCTTAGCTGATCTGCGTGATTGACACATCGGTGGCAGTACCGCCACGAATGACAGCCACCTTGTCACCACTCGCGCAGGCCACATACTCGACGGCATTCGCTGGCAGCATCGGTGAGGTGGTCAGGCTGGCGGTAGGGCTGGCTCCAATGGCAAAGTGGCAGTGCGCTGCAGAGCCATTCGCCAGGCGCAGCATGGTGACGCCAGCACCTACTGCCGTTGACTGTACGCTGGTGGCGCTCACCGTCATCACCTGGGTGGTGCCAAGTGCGCCAAAGGTGGTCAGTTGCCCGTTGTCGTCACGAAATAGCTTGCTCATTGTGATGCTCCTGTTCCTATTAAAGTTCCAAAACCCATTTGCTGTGCCTTCTGGCGCAGTGATGTTGCTAGTGGCTCCACTCGCATGATATTCGCCTTCGCCATCATCATCGCCGCCAGCTTTGGGTCCAACATGGCCTGCACCAGCAGCTGCTGCACTTGCTGATCAGGCAACTTGTACAGGAAGTCCAACGGCCTTGTCATGGTGCGGAGCGTGGTGTTATCAGCCAAGGACTCGCTGAACACCCGCCCAATGAGGTTGCCCATGCTCATGTTCTGGAAGGTGTTTGAGCCTGGTGGTTTTACACCTGGTGCAGTTGCCGCCATGCCCCTGTTGATCTCGTTGATGATGTTGTCCAACTTGCCCTGTGCTGATGGTGATAACTGAGTGCCCAGCTCATCCTGTGCAGTCGCAAGCTGCCTGCGTAGTGCTGATGCCGCCAGGACAGGATTAC